CCAGAAGCCTGTGTGGCGGCTTTTGAAATCGCACCGAGCTTTCTATTCACTCGATCGATTTCTTGCTGGAATTGCTCGGTTTGAGCCTTGATTAAGACATTGAGTTCGTCTACTGTCTGTGCCATTATTTTTTCTCCTGTTCAATCTGCGCCTTGATGTACGCCTCGAGGTCTTCTGACCTTGTAAACGCCCTGTTCGACCCCTCTTTCGCCATAAATGGGTCTTTCGGGTAATACTTAGCATGAAATGCATATCTCACGTAATTCCCGAGGGCGTGGTTCATTTTGTCCTGCTCTACAATTCTGTCTTTATAACCAGCTAGACAGTTCTGAAATTGTCCGATAGTTAATTCCCAGAACTCCGCAGGATGAAGACCTATCTGAAAAGCTAGGCGTTCTTTGTCTTGCCAGAATTCTCGGAAGCAGTTAAAGCTTCGTCCATAGCCTTTGTCATCTCCGCCCTGATTGTCTTCGAAGTCACTGTTTTTCCTAAAAAACCCGCGTCTGCGATTCCAGACATTACTTCAACCATGGCCTTGTCGACCCCCTGCTTAAATAGTTCATCAAATTCATCTTGTGAGCCACCACCGGCAATAAATAAGAAAAGTAAAGCAGAAACGGAAGGCGTAGAATTGAGTTTAGAGAGAGCATCAAAAAAACTTTCACCCATTTCTTTTTCAGCTTTAGCGATATTAGAAGCTTTGTAATTAAGTTGAACCATGATTTTATAACCTCGATTAAATAATTTCTGATGTGGGATTTACCCCTCCCACTAGGGTTTTAATTAAGCGACCTTGCTAAATACTGGTTTGCCAGTAAGACGGAGGGTGAGCTTATAGCCATCAATACCGTCGGTGGTCTTTTCGCCGTAGGTAAAGCTCTTCACAAAGGCTTTGTAAGCGATTTTGAGCTTAGCTGGGGTTAAGATTTCCCAGTCGCGCACCATACCGCTATCGAATAATGCACGGAGCTTAATAACTTGTGATTCGTCTTTAATAAGTGCTTCGATGTCTTGTGAACCCCAGTCGGCAGCACCAGAAAGGAATTCTTTTCCGTCCACGCTATCGAGTGTAGTCACATCGATTTCTTCTTTTTCACCGGTAATTTCACCGATAGATTTCAACGCCTCAAGAACTAGGTTAGTTGGTTCTGCACCTGCTTTTATGAGGGTGAGGGTGGTTCCCATAGTCTGTGATTTAGCCATGGTTTTTTCTCCTATTTGAATTTCACTGCTCGAAAACGGCAGTTAGTGTGGAATAATGCACCTTCTGGACTTGGCACATCAACCACGTAGGTTAGTCGATAATTAATCGTTCTCATCTTAGCCTCGACTTCACTAAGAATGCGGGAGAGGTCAGTACTTTTGTTAGCGAAAATATCAATTACAATCTCAATATCTTGCTTGGCAATTTCATTACTCAGAGTGTATTCGGGTGAATTCTCGCCAACATAAAAGGTAATTGCTGGAACTTTCGTAAAAATTGCTTGAGTACCCTGTTGGCAGGAATACCCCAAACTTTTTAATGCCTTGTAAACTTCTTCTTTCGGTTGGAACATATTAACCCTTAATACTTTCTGAAACTGCTTGGCTTATAATCTGCTTGATATTGAGCTTGGCTTCCTTAAGGCCTCGGTACATCGGAGCTTTAGCTGCGAAGCCGTTAGTCTTGATAAACTTCAGTCCATCGTTAGTTTCTTTCGGGTAAACCCAAGGTGTCATGCGATAGGTAAATCCTTCCGCTTTCGGGTGGGTTCCTACCGCCTTTCTGCCAACACCGTATTCGACATAAATCGCGTATTCCATGTTATTGCGCACACCGCCAATGATTTCGTCACCTTGGATGTTTGCTGGAATAATATTTAATCCGCCACGTAAAGCTCCAGTGTCGACGGGAATCTTCGGCTTAGTCTTCTGTTCTAATACGGCAGAGGCCATATTTACAGCATGAACTAAGGTTTTTAGGTTTTTAGCACGGTTTAACTTAGTTTTAAGTTCAGTTAATCCAGTAATTGTTATACTTGCCATTTTACCCCCATAATCATCTTGTGAGAGTCGTATGGAAGCACGTTAGTCACTTGATAAATGACACCATTAACCTTGATTAAATCGTCTAATTTAACCTCTACGGAAGTGCTACAACTGATACTAATATCAATCTTTTCCACAAGGCCAAGCTCTGCCTGGAGTGTACCGAGCTGAGTATAATTAACATTACCCTTAAAACTCTGCACGATCGAGTCATCGACATCTTCTTCTTTAACCAGCCCACCCTCATCATCGAGTTTGTCTGTTTTGCTTAGGACATAGATGTCCTTATCATAGAAAATCTTCGAGATGAGGTCTTGGGTTGGCTTAGAGAACAACATTGGCTCTCCTGTATGGCTTTAAGATTTCCGAAACCCCTCCAAAAAGTTCGGTATCGGAAGCGGAAGCTAGGTAATTACGAGCAACATTATCGAACGTTACAGTTTGGCCATTGTCACTCAAAGACTTGACCCTCGTGTTAGTATTTGTACCGATTAGTTTATCTTTAACCTCTTCAAATAATGCAAGCACTACTCTCACGGAGATATTAACAAGTCTTTCGTCAAACACATCTTGAGGGTCAAGATTCAAATATAGAGATAAGCGGTCAGCCATCTCAGCCGCTAAAAATCCCGCAAGAGCTTCACTCTCCTCATTGTCGAGGATGTGGATAACTTGTACCTTGTCTTTTAGTGCTGAAATGAACTGATTCTTATCTAACATATTATTTTCCTTGAGTTTCTGGCTTAGCTTCAGCTACTTCCTCAGCAGGAGTTTCTACTTCTGCTTCCGGTTTTACTTCTGCTTCTTTCTTGGCTTTCTTTGGCTTAACCTCAGCCTTTAAGTCGGCTTCAGTGATTGGTTCGTAAATCTCTGGGCGAGACTCGAATTGTTCAATCACTACTTCGTTTGAAGTGGTTAAAATTGTGCCATCTGCCATTCTAAACATTTTTTCCATGTTTTTTCCTAAATTAAAGGGTTGCTACTTTGAAGATAGTGTCTGGGGTAACCGCCTTGGTACCTTCGCTGACGAAGATAGACAATGCCAAAGAGTTAGAGAGAGGCACCTTTTCAGCGTTGTACTTATTGACAATAGCGAGCTGGCCAACAGAACCCATGCGTTGGATCATGATGTCTGCAGTTTGACGGACGGTATTGATAACACGAACACCGTGGAAGAGTTCAATTGCTTCAGCTTTAGAGCCGTCGTTGCCTGGAATCTTATCAATAAGATTACGGACCTTACCGTAACCCTTAGGACTACAAGTAATTACGAGGTCAGAGCGGTCCATACCGTCAACCCAGTCATTAGAGAGGGTTTCAGCCTTAGAAATGAGCTCTTCAACTTTGTCTTCAATAGCGGTTACGGTTGGAGTGATAGTGACTGCAACAGCAGCTGCTTCAGCAACGCGGAAGAATTCTTTATCGAGGAAGGCTGCGATACGGCCGGCATGAGAAGCGGTACGACGATCTAACAGACCATTGATACCACTGAGGGTAACATCTTTGAGTTCGATTTCTTCGACGATTTCTTTATCAGTGTCGATATTGAGAATAACTTTACCGCTATTTTTAAGAGCAGTACCTTTGCTATTAGTGCGGGCGGTACCGTAGTTATTAAGTTCTGCGTCTTTGAAACGGTCGAAAATAACAGAACCACTTTCTGGGTCGCCAGAGTAGTTATTATTTTTGATGAGTGTGGATACACACTTTGCGCGAATAGCGTCAATAATAGCACCACGGATTTCAGCTAATTTATCTTTAGTAGTGCCAGTAGTTAGGATTGAAAGGGCATCTTGTGCCATTGTGATAATTCCTTGTTTTAGATAATCACGACATTGGAATCACTTCCAGAGTGTGATGGGGTCGAAGACTTATCAGTTGGGGTAGCCCCAGAAGCTTTAAGCTTAGCTTGAACGCCTTCCATGAGTTTTTCTTCCCAAAGGGTGGAGAAACTCTCGATATTCGCATTCATTTTCTCCGCATCATTATCGATTAGATAATCTGCGAAATCTGCTGGAATATTCTTCTTAGATAGCGCCAAGAGACAGTCTGATTTGCGTTCTCGCATAGTGATACTATGTTCACGCTCTTCAATCTCTTTCAGCTTTTCTTTCTGAGCTTCCGTTGCACGCTCTTCTTCTGTGAGTTTAGCTTTGCGCTCGTACTCTGAGATAGCGTCGGCAACCGCCTGCTTAGTCTTCTCTTCAGACTTCTTGTTAAGCTCATTTACTCGTTTTTGAATAAGTTCGTTAACTTGGTCCTGAGTGAATTTAGGTTCCTGCTTTTCACCACTATTGACTTCTCCCGCAGTAGAATTAGTCTGGTTATTGTTAGATTCAGCACCGTTTTGGTCCATCGTCTTCCTTTCTTTTACGTTCTTAAGGATTAACTTGAGATTAAAAAACGACCAGCATAAGTGGTCGTAGGGCTTCAAAATAAAAAAAGACCAACTAAGACTTACACAAGTCGTAGATGATCTAGAGATATTATATCATATAATCTACAATCTTCTCAATGATTCCAGATTATTGATTTTATGGTATTTATTTATATCTTCGCCTGTGGCACTTTCACTAAATTCTGACGGCTTATTCGCACCATAATTTAGATTTACGACTTTTTCTTCCCATATATAAGTTGGGTCTTTTTTGCGCTTTTCCTCAAAATCTTTTCGATATTCGTTTAATGATAGAGTATTAGCCCCACCAGCAAAATCTGGGTCGTCGTTTTGGATGTCATCATCTTGCCACCCACAAACAGTACAGATGTCGTCGCCGCCATCATCTACATAACCAAGCCCACAACAGATACATTTTTTCATGAGTTTTTGCCTTTCTGACGCTCCCAATAAGTGGGACTTGTCGGTTTATAATATGTCTTAATTATACCATTTTTACGGGCTTTTGCGAATTCATTGGTCTCTGTGTTATACCTGTAAACTTCACCAGATTTATCAATAAAACCTTCTATCGCTCCACCAATTCGGGAATTAAGTATTTTTCTCGCATTCTCTACGTATTCTTTATCTGACAATCCTGGAAACTCTGGCAAGTGGTCTGAAATATGTTTTTCTTTATACCTAGGGTTAAAATCAACTGCTCTCCATCTTGGGTCTTCAGGTCCACCCTGGTTATATCTCCACTGTTTGAATGTCCATTTATCAGAAAGGTTACCCTCTCTATATTGGCGCATATAGCTCTTTGCGTCTTTCCACCAAGTCTGTAGGGCCTTATTGCCTCCAGTTAGTTTCATTTCGACAAAATGATTATACCCAATCATTTCCTTGCCAATCGCCGTCCTATATTCGTCATACTGCATGCGCCAACTTTTAACTAGAATCTTATCTATATCAATATCGCTATTGGCATATTTTAGTTTTAGAGTGTCTCTCCATTCTTCATATGTCATGTTTTTGATATAAATATTTTCACCGGTCACAGGGTCGCGAGCAATTCGTTCTTTTGGTTCATTCCTTTGGCCCAAATATGGCACCGAAACTGTTCTACATCGAGGATGAAAAGGATTAAGATTGACCCCCACCTTTGCCTCTTTAGTTTTAAAGATTTTCCCGTCCATATATTGACAGATAGCTGAAGTGCGATTATCTAGAACGGCAATAAGTTTATAATATTCAACACCTATATCTTTATAAGCCTCAATCTCTGCCTGGCCATGTATATAATTAAGCTCTGTCTGAATCAATCTATCTGCATATTTCTTCGCTACGTCGAAGCTTTCCCTTAGCTCTCTAGACATTTTATTTATGCTAGCCCCAGTAGCTATACCACTAGCTAAAATTTGCTGAACATTTTGGGCTAGAGTATCAGTATTCGCCCAAATCCTGCTAGAATAATTCCCACCTTGCCAAGAACTCGAAAGCGCCTGGTTGATAGATCTAGTATCGAGCGAATTAAAAGGTATTAATTGTCCACCAAGGGCCTGTGTGATGTCATAGCCAGCATGGTAATACGAATCATTAAAGCCACGAACAAGGCTATTATGTACGATATTATTTTCATTAACAGCTAATCGTTTGCATTCCAAGACGATCTGGTTATTAATCACATCTAGTCGAGTTGCTCGAGCCAAGTAGTTATCTGGCAGCTCATTCGCAATACCTAATCTTCTAAACTCATCTAACAAGCGTTTTATGTCACCCTGTGGAGCAATAGAATTCAAAGCAGTGCGGTCAAATTTATTTGCTCTGTAATAATTCATGAATAGTTTAGTAAAATCTCTTTCCAGAACAGACTGCGCTCGATTATAAGCTTTAATAATGTTTTGTCGGTTTCTTAAAATCTCACTTTCAGTTTTCAAAAATCTTTGAGCAGCACGCTTTTCCCAATATTTAATGTTTTTAGTCATATATCACCTTATGAGCCGAGATTTAAGCGTTATTTTTATCTGTAATCTCATTATCTAACAATGCATTGCTTAGCTGATTATCAGCTTCCTCTTTAGCAAGCTCCACGGTTTCCTTGGCATCATTTACGAATGACAACTGTGCCACAAGTGTCTCTTTGTCGACCAAACCAACAAGATTATTAATCATTTGAGACTGTTCATAATCATTTTGTGGAAGTGAACGCTTAAAGACGACATCAATATCAGCAGGGCTAATTAAGCTCATATTATTATTAAGATTGAAGAATCTGTTATAAATCCTAAACCTATCAATCAAAGCATTCTCAAAGTAACGCTCTTTATCTTTAATATGTTGCTCGAACGCGAGGAGCTTATAAAGTAGTGCCACACCGGAAGAGTTTCCTGCGAAGTTTTGGTCGCTCATATCCGGAGTCATTGAGATTTTATGGATGTCAGAGAGAAGAGAAGACCTTAAAACATCAGCATCCGCCTCATTGATATTCTTAACGATGTACTCGACTTTAGCGTCAGCAGGAATGCCGGCAAGCGTTCTGGACTCTTTCAGAGCGATTCGTTGCTCCTTTGTTAGGTTCATGCCATAAAATGCAAGAATGGCGTCCACTAAACGCTCACGATCGATTACACGGTCTGATTGCAAGATATTATAAGCGTCGAGTAGGGAAATAACAGGCTCAAAATCACCCATGCGGTCTGAGCTATTCATATATTCGATTACTGGCACTTCACCATAGCCATGCATGAAATCTTCAATCTCTGGAGCTTGGAATAAATGACCGTCTTTAAGGCGTCGCTCCATGCAGAGTTCTGAGGTTAAGATAGTAACGTCAAACTCATTCTCAAGTTGTTTACCTTTATCGTCAAATACTGGTTCATAAATCACAGCAAAAAGCTTATTGTGCTGGACGCTGTTATCATAAGCTAGGATGATGTTGCTTGGATTGATACGAGTAGACCATGGCTCAGCTAGTTCATTTGTATAAACACGCTCAAAAGCATGACCATAGACTGAAACATCCGTTGCAAGTTCCACATCAAGATTAGAGATAGTCTGCCTCTTGTAGTTATCAATAATTAAGTCAATATTAAGCCCCTCAGAGGCTAAATATTGTACAGGATTACCTAAAAGATAGCCCACGTTAGTCTTTGTGATATCCCTGGCGTTGTTAGCCACAACTTTAATCTCATGTGGTGCAGGTCTTGATGTTACGTTTACCGAAGAAAAATAGTCTTTCAGGGTATTGTAATATCTAACCTGGTCTTTACGTGTTAATGAGGTTAATAAATTATTAATGATTTCATCAGTTGGTTGTGTTCCTCTCGCGAGAATACATTGTTTAATTGTAGGCATTTCGTTCTCCTTTACCTTTCAAAAACCGAATTTCGGTTATATCTAGAGCCATAAAGCTCCGAATCGCTCAAAATTTGAACTTCCATTCCACTAGTAGTCTGCTCATAGATTGAAGCTAAAACATCTACAGCGTCATCATGAGCGTTCTTACCTTTACGCTGATAGCTCATCACCTGCTTATAAAATTCAGGGAAGCGAGTTCTCCAATTAGGTGGCATATAAACGTGATTCTGTACCCATGCTGATGAGGCTAGAATACGAGACTCCTTTTTGTGGGTCTGAGGCACGGAATTAATTATTGTGCGATTAGAGCCATACTTATCGAGTAATAGTCTCTCTACATTCCTAGCAAACCCTCTACCACCGTTATTGGACTCGATCGAGCATTCTTGAACAGCACCAGTGTGTAATAATTCAGCAACCTTTGGCTCTGTAATCTCCATGGCTTCATCTGAAAAATAAAGGTCTAAAATATAAGCTTCTTTCTCATAAATTACATAGTTAATTGAACATAGGAAGTCCGTGCCAGTGTCTGCGGTATCCGTATAGTTAAGGATTTTGCCTTCTGGAGCTTTCTCCCATTCCTTAAACTCTTGATAGAGTCGACCTTTCACATCGATTGGAGTCTGATTATAGTTCGCTTCGAAGATATCGACATTCATCTCACGCTTGATGAGGTTCATGTCTTTTTTGCTCAAGATATCTTCACAGAGCATTTTTCCGTCTTTGTCTTGGACTTGATACTTAATAATTTCACATTCATCCGGGAACGCGTCCATAATGCGTCCAGCTAAGTCTCTCGAAGACCAACGGGTCATAATGATAATGCACTTTTTCTGACCCTCAAGGCGTGAGAGCATAGTGTTCACGAACCACTGATAAGTATTATCTAGGGCTGTTTCGTTATAGGCTTCTTCAGCCGATTTAATAAGGTCATCGCAAATTAAATAGTCACAACCAAAACCAGTGGCTGTGCCGTTCGGAGAGGTAGCTAAATATGAAATCTGACTTTGTCCGTCTATAGTCCACTTCTTAGCGCTTGCATCACCATACTTAACCTTAGTCTTAGGGAACATGTCGGGAAAAACGACACGTTCACCAATTTTTTCTGTTTGAATAGTGTTTCGGACATTCTTAGAGAAAACACTAGCAACATCCTCATTATATGAAGCTGTCATGACTCGACAAGTTGGGTCACGTCCGAGAAGCCACGCCGTGAGACATTGGTCTGTTAGGGATTTTCCGTGTCGTGGAGGCATATTAATAATAAGAAAACGCTTATCTTTATCATTAATAAAGTTTTCCACAGATTCGCAGAATTCTTTAAGATAAGTTCTCTCATCTTTATAAAAATTAGGGAACAATATCTGGCAAAAATCGTAAAGATGACGTCTGGCCAGCTCCATTTTCGCACCAAGCTTAATCACCTCATCTCTTGTCATCTCGCAAGCTTCCTTAATTCCTCTTCAGATAAGTTCTCAAATGGATTGAAGACCTCTTTTTCCGAGACATCTTTGGTCTCGGTTGGGTCATAATTACCATTGAGCTTAATGAGCTTATCGGCAGGC